ATTGGCTCACACAGGAGGGCCGTATTGTCCCCGCGGCCTCCGCTGTCGCAGACTGCGGGGGAGCGTCAGCGACCTAGCTCGAACTGTCCCCCGCGGACTGCGGTGGCCCCGATTCGTTTGCGCTTGAGGCGCATCGGGGTGCCGCCGGGGCCGATGCGGAACCCGTCGCCGTACATCTGGGCTTCGACGAACCCCATCGTGCCCGGCCCGGGCGTCTGGTCGACCCGGTACTCGGGGAGCCAGGCGTGTTTCAGCATCTGCACGGCGATCGCCAAGGCCATCGTGCGGTCGTCGAACGGGGAGCCGTGCATCCGGCCGTTGCCTTCCCGGACGAACGTGCGTAGCTCGCCGAGCGTGTCGGCGTCGTGCAGTTCGACGCCACCGTCGCGGATCTCCCGGCCCAACTCGTCGATGGCGAGGGCTTTCGAGGCGAACGTGGTGCGCCAGCCCAACAGTTCCGTCTTCGGCTCGAAGCGTTGCAGATGCCGGTGCTGGCGGTAGATGTTCCGGTACCCAGCGTCTCTCAACGCTGAGAGTGTGGTGAGGCCATGGTTGTTGCTCTCCACGCCAACGAGGGCTGTGTTGTACCACAGCCCGAGTTGCGTGAGGATGTCTGACCCGAACAGGTCGGCGTCGACGTGGCCGTGGAACACGGCGACCACACGCTGGTTGGTGGCGTCGATCACCTGGGCGCAGGAGTAGTCGCCGTACTCCAAGCCTTCGGACACGTCGGCCCCGATGACGTACACCAGTTTCGGCTTCGGGAACTCCCACACAGCGAGGCTGCCGCCGTCGGGCACGAACTCGCGCGGCCTGTCTTCGGGTTTCCACACGTAGCCCCGAGCCTTCGGCTCCGTTGGGACAATGGAGCGGACGGCATCCACGTCGAAGACGGGGTTGCCCGACCGTAGAAATGCCTCGTCCGGGTCGGACGGGTATTCCTGGGCGAGCTGCCACGGCGGTAGCTCCGCCTTCTTCTCGTCGTACCAGGCCTGATCCCTGTCGCCCGCACTCCACGGGAAGAAGATCCCTTTGTAACGGTTGCCGCGTTGCTGGCTGTTCGTCCACAGGGTGTGGAGGAGGTTGCCTTCACCGTTGGCAGTACCAAGCATGATGATGCGTCCGCCGACATCGGCGATCGGTTCGATCGCCGCGTACGCCTCCTCCGAGTTGGGGAGGTACCCGATCTCGTCGACGACGACCAAGAAGACTGATTCCCCTCTTCCAGGATCGCTTGCCGAAGGCAAGGACTCCACGCCGGACTCGTTTGACCAGGACAGCTTTGCCTGCGTGTTCTCGGTGCGCATGGGGCCACGAAACTTCATCCACTCCGGCAGGAAGCGGTACCCGTACTTGGCCTTCTGCAGGAGCTTCGCCGATTCGCGCTCCGTCTTGCTGATCAGGACGACGGCACGGTCCGGGTAGAAGTACGTGAGCCAGAACGCGTAGGTGGCGATGAGCGTCGAGAAGCCAATTTGTCGTGCTTTGAGCACGACCGTGTACCTGTGGTTGAGCCATGTCTCCACCGTCTCCCTCTGGGCGTCGCGGCAGTCGAGCAGGATCTTGCCGCGCTCCGGATGCCGGATGCACCAGAAGTTCGACGTGAAGAACAAGAAGCCTTCCAGCAGCTCCTCCGGACCTGCTGACCAGGGAGGGGCGCAGCGCCGCCACTTCTTCTCCAGCAGCAGTTCATCGAAGGAGACGTCTGTGGTGGTTCCCACTAGATGGTCAGCCAGCCGTAGACACCGGGCTCCCACACATTGGCGGCAGCGGTGGACTCCCACGTCGAACCGTTGTGGGTGACTTGGTCGCCGACGTTGTAGGCGTCCGACGACCCGGTCGGCTGGACCCACGGTTGCGGACCGGATGGTGGTGGTGTGAGGTCCGTCCATCCTGCGCCTTGCGTCCCGGGTTCCCACACGTTCATGACGGTGAGGTCGTTGCGCCAGGTGGCTGCGGCGTGGTTGACGATGGTGCCAGGCAGGTAACCGTCGTGGGCGCCGGTCGGCTGCGCCCATGGCGGCGCGGTGGCCGGGTCCTGTGTCGACGAGTACGAGGTGAGGAGCCCGGCCATGATCGCGTCGGGGCTGCCGTAGATGGCTTGCATCTGGGCGTCGAGTTCGGCCTGCGTCCACGGCCGCACGGTCCACACCTCGGTCGGTTGGCCGTCGACCAATTCCAGCGAGTAGTCGGCAGTGTCGGTGGCAGTGTCCGGCGGGCGGTCGGTGTGGACGATGGGGAGCCAGCCGTGCGGCCCGATGATCTCGCCCTCCCACTCGGCCAGCGTCCAGTCGTGGTGGCGGAGATCCCACCAGCGGCCCTCGGCGGTGACGTCGGTGGGTTCGAGGAGGTCGGGCGGGTCCTGTGTGGAGACGATCTCGTCGTGGGCCGGGATGACGTTGCCTTCGAGGTCGACGGCGTCTTCGATGTGTAGTACACGTGCGTAGCTCATGGGCGACTCCTCATGAGATGGTTGACCATCTCGTTATCCCGCCGCCAGGACGACGACACCGCTGACGGCGTCGACGGACGCTCCGCCGCTGCCCCAGTTCTGAGCGCCCGCGACGGTCGGGATCTTCCATTGACCGCCGACTTGTACACGAGTGCTTGCCGTGCCCCCGGCGGCGTTGTTCAGGGTGACGAGCGTCGACCATGCCCCGCCGAGCGTGTCGGTGTCCGTGGAGATGGGAACGGCGTTGGACTCGATAGCACCCCACCCGAGCACGAGGTCGCCAGCGTTGACTGTGCCGGTGATCAGCGGACCCATGACGCCGGAGCCGGAAGTCATCCCAACGGGGGTGGAACGCGTCGTGTTCGTCGTGCCGGTGAACGACTCCGCATAGGCAGCGCGGGCAGCGACTGCCCCGGACAGGGTGACGGTGATCGTGCCGCCGGTGGCGATTGCCGTCGTGGCCTTGGTCGCCATGAGCGCTCCGGCGATCCCGGCGGCGGCGGTGACATTGCCAGCCCGCTGGTCGTGAACGGTGTAACTGTTGCCGCCAGAGTCGGCGGCGGTGAACGTCGGAGTGGTGTCTGACAAGTTGTCTGCCGCGACCCGCACAACGACGAGGTCACCGACGGCGATCGGGTTGGTTGTCGTGATGACAAGGGTGGAGCCCGAGACGGTGTCGACCGCTTGGCCGAGTGACAACTTGAACGCGATGCCGATCCACTTCGCCGCCAAGTACGCCTCCACCTGTTGGCGTTCGACGGTGGACAGCGCCTTGTCGTAGACGATGAACTCGTACATCTCGCCAGCGAACGGGTACTCAGTCGAGAACCAGGTTTCGTTGTTGTTCGGTGCGGCCGGTGACGTCGTCGCCCCGGCGGTGATCGGGATGTTGGCCCCGTCTCGATGGATGGTCCACGTCCCGGCGGTTCGCTGCGTCACGTAGACCACCGGAGCACCGGTCACAGACGGCGTGGCCGTGCTGACCCAAGCAACGTTGGACAGGCTCACGGCGATGTTCCCAACATCGTTCTTCGTCATCAGGCAGTAGCCAAACGCGGTGCCGTTCCTCCACGCGGTTCGATACTGGGCAGCACCACCGGTTTCCTTCAGTGCGACGATCAGCGTCATGTTGTCGACAGCGGTCGTCCAACAATTCGACTGGCCGCGCAGCCATCCGTTGGCGGTGCCGCCGAACACGACGGTCGGGTGCCCGTTCTGGGTGCCGTTCCTGGTCGGCTGCTCCGCCCCTGAGTGGTTCATGTGAGGACCGACGCCCGACTTGTCGCGCCACTGCGAGACGAGGGTGCCGGATGAGTATGTGAACGTGGAGGCGTCGTTGGCGTCGTACCAGCCGACGAGTCCGGTCGTCGGGATCGGTGCGGCCGGTGTGATCCACTTCGCGGCGAGGTAGCTCTCGACCTGTTGGCGTTCCGGGGTGGTGAGCACCCGGTTGTAGATGATGGCCTCGCCGAAAGCGCCGGTGACACTGGCGTTACCGGAGACGGTAAGGCTGGTCCCGATGGGTGTGGGCGGGTTGGTTGTGGATGTCAGGTCGGTGAGGGTGCCGTTGACGTAGAGCGACCATGTTCCGGCAGTTCTCTGGATCGTGGCGGTGTACATGGTGGCGGGAGTGGGTGTAGTCGACGTGAGCCACGCAGTGGCGCCAATGAGTATCCCGGCGACGGCGTTACCGGCGGATGAGACGGTGAACCCATATCCGTCGCCGGTGTCGCGCCCATTGTGGAACATCTGTGCGTAACCACCTGGGGCGGCCACCTTGCCAGCCATGAACATGGTGATGTTGTCGACGGCGGTGGTGGCCGGGGTGGCGGACATCATGTTCTGGTTCGTGGCTGCTGCGAAGGTGACGGTTGTACGACCGTTCTGGGTGCCGTTGCGACTCGGTTGGTTGCCGACGGTGGCCTGGTCGAAATGGTGGCCGCCCCCTGACTTGTCACGCCACTGCGACACGACGGTGCCCGACGAGTATGTGAACGTGGAGGCGTCATCGGCATCCCACCAGCCGACGAGCCCGGTCGTCGGGATCGGTCCCGCTGACGTGTTGATCTTGGCAGAGGCGATGGTGCCGAGGGCGGTGGGCATGACCTAAGCCAAATCGCCCGTCAAGATCCACGCCGTGGCGGTCATCTTGACGGCGGTCACCACCGAGCCAACGGCTCGGGCCACCGCCGACGGCGTCGGGTTCACATCCCAGGTGGCGCCGCCGCCGAGCGTGAACGTGGCCGGACCGCCGACACACACGAAGTCAACGCGCTCACCGAGCGCCGGACCGGCGCTCGGGAGTGTGATCGTTGCTGTGGCGGCAAGGCGCTTGATCTTGTTGGCGTCCGCAGTGACCACCGTGTACGTGGTCCCGGCGACCGCTTCGATCGTCTGGGCGGTCGTGGCAGCGCCACCGGCTGTCGCCCACGTCCCGTCGTCCTTCAAGAACTTGCCGGTCGCCGTCACCGGGGCCGGGACGGCCCCCTTCACCGACGCGGTGAACGTCGAGATGTCCAACGTCCGCGAAGCGGACAGCGTGCCACCACCGGTCAACGGTGCCGTCGTGGCAAACGTGACCGACTTGTCGGCCTTCAGGTCAAGGGCGGCCTGCTGAGCGGTCGACACCGGCTTCGCGGTGTCAGACGTGTTGTTGACGTTGCCGAGCCCGACCTCAGCCGCCGTGACCGCCCCCGGGTTGACCGTCCAGGTTGCGCCGGAGGCGCTGACAGTGATGTCGCCCTTGTTGCCATCAGCAACACCGCCACCGCCGCCAGAAGCCGTGTAGTACGGCAGATTCACCCACGACGACGCCCCGTCCCCATACTTCATCCGCCCGGTGTCCGTCTCGTAACCCGGTTCGGCAAGTTCCAGATACGGATTCGTGGCCACCCACTCAGCTGCGCTGCCTTGGCGGAGAGTGATCAAGTCAATCCGAGGCATCAGCAGCCTCCGGCTGATCTGCTCGCCGCTCTGCGGCGAGAGCCGTCGCACCTTGCGACAGCAAGGTGTTTAGCTCATCGTCGGACAACTCGGTGGTGCGTTTGACGGTCAGCTCGACCGCTGGCGGTCTGATCGCGTTCGTCGCCTCCAAGTACAACTTCGCGGCCTGCACCTGCGCCCGGTTCATCGGATCAGTCGCCGCCGCATACAACGTGTCCATGATCCGCTGACCCCTGGACGGGTCCCCGACGATGCGGGTCACCCGACGCTGCCACTCCTCACGAAACTGTGGATGCTCCGACCAGCCAGACATCGTGCGGACGTCGACCCCGAACAGCTCAGCCAGCCCGTTGCGATGCCGGGGCTCCCGATCCGCCGGAGGCGTCAGGAGCCACTCCATGTACTTGACCTTGCGCCAATCGTCATCCCAGTGCCAACCAGGCTTCGTCCCGTCGTAGCTACGCACCACACCAGACGGCCCGATTGTCCCCGCTCGGCGTACCGCCGAAGTACAGTCCTGCGCTCCACCGATGGCAGGAGGTGTGGATGCCCCAGATGCGCGACCCCGACGAGCTAGCAGCCGCGATGCTCGAATACCGGAGAGCCACCGACCAGACCCAGGCCGAAGCAGCCGAAGCGGCAGGAATCCTTCCCAAGACCTGGCAGAGCGTCGAACGCGGCGAAGTCCACCCACGTCTGAAGACCCGCGCCCGGATCGAAGCCCTGCTACCGCCCCGCACCGCCGAAGCCGCGGTACGGACGATTGTCGAACACGAGAGGAAGACCCGGCCGATGCCCTTCAACAGCACCACCCACCGCCACGACCTGTCCACCGGCCTCATCAAATGCCAAGTCCTTACCACCAGCGCCCTACCAGCCCAGGCATACGCCGTGCTCGCCGAACTCGTCGAAGCCCTCCAAGCCGCAGACACCAAGCTGCAAGAACTCGTCGCCGATCAAGACTAGTACATCCACACCCCTGGGGGCACTGGGGTGTGGATCAAGACAAGAATCTTCGCGACAAGTCTTGACATCCACATCAAGCCTGTGCATTACAATGCGCGGAGCGCCCTAGTCCGGTGAGGCGATGCCCCGCAGCCGAACCGGAGCGAGCCCCGCTGGCGCGGTGCTCGACAGGCGCAGGACGAAGTCCGAAGCCTGGAGAGACCGGCCT